AGATGATATCAACGACACAGGTGCTACTTTTAATTGGATTAAACAAGATTGGCAAAGCGGTTGCTTGCCTGATCATCCAAATTGGGACACTGTATGGGGTCAAAATGTTCGCTTTGCTGTAATGACAGAAAATTTAAGTAGCGAATTTGGAGAGGTTGCCTACAGTTGGCACGAAGTAAACAAAGCCGAAGAAGATGTTTGGCTTGTATATCCATGGGAGTATGATAAATGAGTTGTAGTTGTGGAAGATCGCCAACTGGCAAATGCATCGGTTGGCACAAACTAACAGAGCAAGAATATAAACAAAAACTTGCAGATTATAACGAAAAAAGACGTCAAAAGGAACTAGGCGGTCCAGAAGGCCCCGAACCAACCCGTTATAACACATGGGAAAACAAAGGCCGGGAAGTAGATTTTTAAAGGAGATACAGATGAAAGAACAATTGGTCAAAGCAGCACGTATGCACGCCGAAGGTGAGCTAGAACGTGCTAAAACTAACATTATGGTTTATATGAATCAAAGTGTTGGTATCGGTGAGCACAGCGATATTGTTGAAGCAATCCAAGAAGAACTGGATAAAATGGCAGCAGCAGAAGATCGCATTGAAATGTTAAACAAACATTTTGCTTGACAAAAACCTAAATACATGGTATACTTAATAATGAGTATACCATTTTTTATGACATCCTCGTCAATAACTCGGAGAATATAATGACAGAAGAAGTAAAAGTAAGCGAAATCGTCCGCGAACGATTGCAAAAAAATGGCGTAAGATTTTACGCAAATGATAACATTAGTGATCATATTAGTGAATGGGAACTGCAAGAAATACAAAACGAACTTACATACAAGTTCCAAGATGTATTAGAGACACTTATTATTGACACTGAAAACGATCCTAACAGCGAAGGCACCGCAAAACGCCTTGCTAAAATGTATATAAACGAACTTATGGCAGGACGCTACTTTCCTGCTCCTAATGCTACAGCATTTCCTAATCATACAAACGATCGATATGACGGTATGCTTGTTGTTCGTAGCGAATTAAAAAGTGTTTGTTCACATCATCATCAACCAGTAAGCGGTGTAGCATATATTGGTATTATTGCTGCGGATAAACTTATTGGTTTGTCTAAGTATACACGCATTGCACAATGGTGTGCTAGACGTGGCACACTGCAAGAAGAACTTGCAATGGATATTGCTAAAGAAATTATGGGTGCTACAGGTAGCGAAGATGTTGCAGTTTACATTCAAGCAACACACGGATGCTGCGAGAATCGTGGCATTATGGCACATAGCAGCCTTACACAAACAACTGTGCTAAAAGGTTGCTTTAGATCAGATCCAGGTGTTAAAAAAGAATTCATGGACAATATCAAATTACAACAAGGATATGCACCAAGATGACAGAACCAGTAGATGTAAGTAAAAAACACTTTTATATTAGTTTAGTTAAGAGTGCCGTGCGTATAGCAGGATGTGCTGTATGTTTGTATACAGGCGGTGTAGTTTGGTTAGCAAGTGGTTTTCTTGTTGCTGAACTACTTGGTATTGCGGAGGAACTGTAATGAAATTACGCTATAGTGAAGCATTTTATAGTGTGCAAGGCGAAGGTAAATATGTAGGAGTGCCCAGCGTATTCCTACGCACTTTTGGTTGTAACTTTCGTTGCATGAATTTTGGACTTCCTAAGGATAAGAATCGTTGGGAACAACATGCAGAAGGCAATCGTTACAATCCTGAAGTAAAAGCATTGCTAGATGCAGGCATTCATGAAACTACAGAAAAATTTGAGGATTTGCCTATTATTCATACAGGTTGCGATACGTATGCAAGTATCTATCCAGAATTTAAGCATTTTAACAAAAATGCAGAAGTTGATGATGTTGTAGAACATTTGATTAGTTTGTTGCCAGAAGGCAAATGGACTATGGATAACGGTCAAGATATCCACTTGATTATGACAGGCGGGGAGCCTCTTCTTGCTTGGCAACGACTTTATGTTGAGTTGTTTGAACACCCTAAAATGAAAGATTTAAAAAATGTTACATTTGAAACCAATACTACACAGATGCTACATAAAGATCTACTCGATTATCTCGAACATAACAGAAGAATTCAAGTCACTTTCAGCTGCTCACCAAAGCTCTCCGTATCAGGCGAGTCTTGGGATGATGCTATTAAGCCTGACGTTGCTCTTCAGTATTCCACTGTGGATGGCAGTGATCTTTATCTTAAGTTCGTTGTTGCTGATAAGGACGATGTTAACGAAGTTAGCAAAGCTGTTGCTGCGTATCGCGAAGCAGGGGTTGAGTGCCCTGTATACCTTATGCCGCTCGGTGGTCGTTCGGAAGAATACACGCTCAACGTCAAAGAAGTTGCAGACCTCTGCATGGAAAGAGGGTGGCGCTTCACACCTAGACTCCATATTAGCTTATTCGGAAATGCCTGGGGAACATGACGAAATCAAAAAATACTCCAAGGGCGTTCATACCGAAGAACAATATGAAAAGATAAGGAAACAATTATGAAACAATGGCTTAAAAAAATTACAGGTATTGAAGCAGAAGAACAGCGTATTGCAGAAGAAAAAGCAAAAGTGGAAGCTGACGAGATGAAACTGCTTAAAAAGAAGGATCCAAAAGCATATGCGACACGCCGTAAGGAGCCTTGGGTAAATGTTTTAGATATCAAAGTTAACGATGAAAATGTGCGCAATGGATTTTTTGAATTAGATTGGAACGAATATTTTATAGCACAGTTATTAGAAGCTGGATACGGCGAAGCGGCTGATCCTGAAGAAGAAGTGGTTGACAGATGGTTCAGAGATATAGTATATAATATGTTAGAAGCAGAAGGTATGGACACCAGTAGAGGAGCAGGATATATAAATGTTATTCCTATTGATAAAGGACGCAGTGAGGTGTCGTAATGCGTGATGACCTTATGGTCCAACAGCAAGTGAAAAGTGTTTGGCAACACATGGTTGGCGTGATTTGCCTTAATCAAACAAATCGCAAGCAGGTTAAGCGTGTTCTTCCTGCTTTATTTGCTGTTTGTCCTACACCAATCCACTACTTAACAACCACTCCGGATACTGTAAAGAAAATTATTCAGCCATTGGGCATGGTAAATGTTCGTGAAAATAGGCTAAGGAAAATGTCAAAAGATTACTTGACATGGGACGGAAAAGATGCTACAGTATTATATGGAATTGGTAAGTATGGCAGTGACAGCTATCGCCTATTCTACAAAAACGAGATTCCCGACAACGTCGGTGATCATGAACTGAAACGCTATATAGAAGAAGAGTTACATGGCAACATACATTCTAGTTGATACAGCAAATACTTTTTTCCGTGCTCGTCACGTAGTTCGTGGCGACATTGACACAAAAGTAGGCATGGCAATGCATATTACACTTAACAGCATTAAGAAGGCTTGGCAAGACTTCAAAGGTGATCATGTGGTGTTTTGTTTAGAAGGACGTAGCTGGCGTAAAGATTATTACGAGCCTTACAAGCGCAACCGTAAAGAAGCACGTGATGCTCTTACTCCACGTGAAGCAGAAGAAGATAAAGTGTTTTGGGAAATCTTTGACGAGTTCAAAGATTTTGTTAGCACCAAGACCAATTGCACTGTAATGCATAATACAGTTCTCGAAGCAGATGATCTTATTGCAGGCTGGATACAAAATCATCCCAATGACGATCATGTTATAATTTCTACCGACGGCGACTTTGCACAATTAATTGCTCCTAACGTGCGTCAATACAACGGTGTTAGTAACACAACTATTACACACGAAGGTTATTTTGATGACAAAGGTAGACCTGTTGTTGACAAGAAAACTAAAGAAGAGAAGCCAGCCCCCGATCCACAATGGTTGCTATTTGAAAAGTGTATGCGTGGCGATACTAGTGATAATGTGTTTAGTGCATATCCAGGTGTTCGCAAGAAAGGCACTAAGAACAAGGTGGGGTTGCTAGAAGCATTTGCTGACAAAGATACTAAAGGATTCAACTGGAACAACATGATGCTACAGCGGTGGGTAGATCATGAAGGTGTTGAACATCGTGTGCTAGATGATTACACACGAAATGTTACGCTGTGTGACTTAACTGCACAGCCAGATGATATTCGACAAGAAATTGACAATACAGTTCGCAGTGTAGAAACAAAACAAATTAGTCAAGTCGGTATGCGTCTTATGAAGTTTTGTGCTCGCTGGGATATGCAACGTATTGCAGATCAAGCAGCAGCATTTTCTGAGCCTTTACAAGCAGGATATAAAGTATGACATTAAAAGCAAAACCAATTTTACAAGACAAGTTTTGGATTGTAGAAAATGCAGGTGAAAAAGTAGGAACTCTAAGCAAAAGCGAAGATGGATTTGTTGTTACCACAAGTGGCAAAACGGACTTTTATAAAAGTGAAAACCAGCTTCGTAAAACATTTGGAAAAAATTTCCTGATTGCTAGTATTCAAGAAAGCCCTGAATCTGCAAATAAACTAGAAGTTCATGGCTATCCTACTAGAACACAGCCATACAACAGTATGTTCGATATCAGGCAAAAACTACCTCTCTTTACTAAGAGTGAAAAGTCTAAGAGTGTATATTGTGCAGGCTACTATCTTGTAAAATTCAATGTCAATTGGTTGAAAAGTTTTTGCCCAAAGCTAATTACTATTGAGCGTAACGAATTTATAGGTCCGTTCAAAACAGAATTTGAAATGAAAGCAGCATTAAGTAATGTCAATCGAACCTCTTAATACTCAACCATTACAGCAGTTGATTGCAATGGTAAAGCAGGCTGATGCAAGTCGTGCTAAAGAGGTTAAGATTCCTATTGAGCAGGCAAAAAATATTGCCTTTGCTTTGGGAATTGCAATGGCAAGATTGAACGGCGACATGGAAAAGTTTATTAAAGAAAATGGCGGAAGTAACGAGGATATTATTGTAACAATGGGCAGTTCTTCCGCTGATTGGACATAATAAAAAACTACCATATAACTCCTAATATGATAAATACGTATATAATGGAGTTAAGATATGAGTAGACCTAAACCTACTGTTTTATTAGAATACACCAATAGTGCAACCTATAAGTGCGAACAAGTGCTAGATGCGGAAGCAATATGGGCAGTATTCTATAAAGGAAAACCATTTAATTTAAAAAGCAGCAATGCTATTACAAATTATCCTGGTCCTAAATATAAAAAAACAAGTTTTTCTAACCCTGGACATGCATTTAATCTTGCTAAAAAATTAAACGAAATGTTCAAGTCGGATGAGTTCGATGTTGTAAAACTCACTCAAGGCACAATTTTACAAAGCAATGACTGATAAAATAACATACACCAAACTATTTTTACGTATGTTAGGACAAAGCACAAACGAAAGTAATGTTAAAGCAATGCTGCCTGTATGGTGGCATAATACACGCAACAAAGATAAGGGCGGATTAAGATTAACAGAAGAGGGCTACGATACAATTCAACAAATTGAAATCACTACATACGATATTCCTTTTCCAAGAGATATGACTATAACTACTCAAGTGATTATTTTTTTAGATCAATTTATAGATTGTCCGTATTATCTTACCAATCGGAGCCTTACGGTTACACACGAAAAACGAGCAGTTGAATTGACTCTTTTTAGCGGCGATATAAGAAAATACGGAATAACAAAAGCTCTTAATAGGCAAAAAACAGATAAATAATATAAACGTGGAGAACAATAATGTCAGACGATATCAAAAAATTTATTAACATCCTCAAAGAGGATACAGCTATAGACGAAGCTAACAATCCTTTATTCAGATTAGTATACATTCCATTAGACGAGCAATCTGAAGATTATCGCCGGTTCTTGGTAGATTTAAGTGATTTAATGAATCGCATTACTCCAGGTATGACAGAGTCTGAACAAATAAACCTAAACACTATAAATGACATTATATTACATTTAGGCGAAGGCAAAGCAGGAGCAGGCATCAAAATAGGCTGATGCGCATAGATCTTCACGGACAGCACATTCATACAGCATGGCAATATTTCAACCGTCAAGTCACAGCCGCTTATTATAGCGGACACAAAAAGTGTCACGTTATTACAGGGCAAGGAGCGATGATGCAGGAATTGAACATATGGGCAGACAATCATCCCCATATAAGAGAGTGCATACAAAATCCAAAAAATCCTGGAAGTTTCAGCATAAAATTACAAAAAAGAGGTTGACCTCTTAGGTGTTATACACTATATTATTTGTATAGGCACTGAAACAAAAGGAATACGTTATGTCAGAAGCACGAGTTCTTACACCGAAGAAAGCTAAAAACGCACTGCAATTTGCTATGCGTAAACAACGCCCCATTTTCCTTTGGGGTCCTCCAGGTATCGGTAAATCCGATATTGTTGCACAGATTACAAATAGTCTGTCTAATGCACATCTAATTGATATTCGACTGTCGTTGTGGGAACCCACCGACATCAAAGGTATCCCCTACTTTGATGCCAATCAAGGCAAAATGGTTTGGGGTGCGCCAGCAGAATTGCCCGACGAGGCAATGGCTGCACAATATGACCACATTGTTCTTTTCCTTGACGAAATGAACAGTGCTGCACCGGCAGTGCAGGCTGCGGCATATCAGTTAATTCTGAATCGCCGAGTAGGTCAATACAAATTGCCCGATAACGTTATCATTGTTGCGGCAGGTAACCGTGAAGCAGACAAAGGTGTAACTTACCGTATGCCTGCTCCGCTTGCTAACCGCTTTGTTCACCTTGAAATGGGTGTTAACTTTGATGACTGGTTTGAATGGGCTGTTCATAACAAGATTAACCAAGACGTTGTAGGTTATTTGCAATTTGCAAAACAAGATCTATATGATTTTGATCCAAAGTCAGCAAGCCGTTCGTTTGCTACTCCACGTTCTTGGTCGTTTGTATCCGAATTGTTAGAAGACGATTTGGACGAATACACTACAACAGATCTTGTTGCAGGTGCTGTTGGTGAAGGTCTTGCAGTTAAGTTTATGGCACACCGTAAAGTTGCTGCAAACATGCCTAATCCAACAGACATTTTGTTAGGTAAAGTAAAAGAGTTGAAA